AGCGCATCGCGGAACGCCTCTGGGCTTTGCGTCTCCAAGAGGCGTGCCTGTGCCTGCTCAGCCTTTTGGCCTTCAAGCTCTGTGATTTGACCGCCGCCCTTCAGGCTTTTAAAAGCCTCTAAGAATACGCCACCCTTAATCTTGTTTAATATGCTGCGCGCTGTCTGCGCATCTGGGCGCAACGCGCCCAAGTTCAAACTCTCTAAGCCGCGGGTAAAGATGCCCTCAACGCCTAGAAGCTGATCCAAGCCGCCTAAGCCAGAGAGCAGGTCAATGTCCGCCATCAACGCAGATGACCTTGATGCGCTAGAGACTTTCTGCTCCTGCTCGCCTAGTTGGTCGAGCATAATGCGAGCCGTTGGCCCGTCGATCAATCCGCCTGCAAGTGCGCCCATGATTTGCTGCTTTTGTGCATTCATGTCACCCGTCATGCCAGATGATGCGCCCATTAAGTTGCTAAGCATTTCTTGGCGCATCTGCGCGGCCTTCGCCTTGCGCACTTGATCGGCACGCGCTGTAAAGTCGCTCATTAGATCGCGCACTGCGCGACCCTGCATACCCTGCAAGGCTGCGCCCGCGTCGCTTATTGCGGCAAACGCAAGCATACGTCGTTGTGTTTTACTTAGTGCGCTGTATGGATCTTCTGGTGCCGCTGGCTGCTGCATCGCGTCTAACAGAGCGGGAGGCGTCTGGGTGAGGCCAAGCTGCTCAGGCGTCATCTGCGAGAATGCAGGCTGGAACTCGGAGGTGTCAGACTGGTCAACGGTAACTTGCGCTGGCTGATCTGCTCGGATCGCGTCTAAGACGTTTTTTGTCTGAACAGAGCTTAATTTAAGATCGCGTAACGCCGAGTAGTCGTTTGGATAAGACATTACCGCTTCGTCGGTTTGAATGGCTGCAGTCTGCGGCGTTGCAAATTCCATGGCTACTGTTTTCGCCTGACGCGCTAACTGCTCTTGCTCATTCATCTGCGCTGGGAAGAGTGCACGTAGCTCTTGCTCAGTTGCCACGTCACCCTCGATTGCGTCGGTTAGATTTAGGCGGTCGATGTCTTCTTGTGTGAGTAGATACTGTTCCATCATCAACCTCCAAAGCTGCCTAAGCCTTTACCGCCAAATAATGGGTTAAAGAACGAGCTGTTGCCTATAAACGTAGGTAGTCCAAATCCAGACATACCCATGCCAACACTTCCTAATCCAGTTAGCAGTTTTCCTGCTGCTCCCATCGGATCGCGTTTCGTTGTTGTTCCCGTCGTTGTGCCGATACCCGCTGGGAAGGCTGACGCTCCGCCAGTCAACGCTGAGAATTGTGTAAGCGGGAACTGCTGCTGCATTAGATACTGTTGATACGCTGCGTCTAGCCCTTGTTGGCCAAGAAGACGCTGCGCTTCGCCTGCGCCCATCTGCGCGCCAAGTCCGGCAAGCTGCGTCTGGAACTGTGTCGCGCCCAATCCGGCAAGCTGGCCAGCCGCTCCGAGGCGCTGCGCCTGCTCCGCCTGCTGTCTTGCGACGGCAGACTGGTAGCCTTGCTGCTGCAGGTCGGCTAACGTCTTACCCATGCCCACTTGATATTCGCCCTCTAGAGCGCCTCGATAAACGTCTCCGCGTGATCCAAAGGCGCCGGCCTTTGCGCGTGTAGCAGCCTCCATAGTGCGCTGCTTTGCGCGTTGCTGCTCCATCGCTGCAATCGTTGGGTCGATAACACCTGATGTGTATTGTTGAGTGTAGTCAGCAATATTCGCCGCGCGCTGCTGTGGCGTCATGCCTGCGATTTCTTGGAATACACTGCCAGCCTGACCGAATTGCTCTGGAACACCTAACGCGCCGTAACCCGCTAACGCTTGCTCCTGCAGGCCAGTCATGCCCGCGACGCGTTCTCCGGTATACGGAGTGAACTCCATTCCCGCAATCTGGCTAGCCATTGGCATGAAGTATTGCTTCATGTAACGCTGCTGTAGCGGATCCATTGTCGAGGTTTGCGTCTGTGTTGTGCTACTCTTGCCCACGGCTAAAGCTCCATCTCAAAGTGTCGATACGTTTCCAAGAAGCCCTTATCTTGCACGCAACGTGAAAATCCAATTCTTCCGTCAGCTTCTATGGCAGCTAACTCGCCCTGCTTTGCTACTTCCTTGAGAACATTTATGGCTGCGTTTATCCAGACGTTCATGTCAGTGCCACCCATATACTCAATGTATAGCGTTTGCCTCTGAGGGTGCCTCATGACGCATGTTGTGAATGCGGCAATCAACGTGTCCTGCATATACACAGCCCATATTAAGCTGCGGCCTTCTAGTATGTCTCTCACAACGTCTTCCATTGAAGAGTTGCGTTCGTTTCTCCGGATTGAAGGTTCAAGCAGTGATAGCGTTTTCTCAACACCCGCTTGGACGTCTTCCACGATGGGCTCAATCCGAATAGTCGGCTTTCGTTCAAAGTTTACAACATTATCAGTCAAACGTGAACCCTCATCCATGTAACCTCGTAATCGCAATCGTTGACGCAGGCGCTGCTGGGGCAAATGCCGTTGCCGCTGTCGCATCTAAAAACCCGCTTGTGCTATCGACGGCCCACATGGCCTCCAAATAATCGTTAGCATTTACATCAAAAATCGCGGAGCGCGACACAACTAAAACAGAGCCGTTTTGATGCAAGGCGTTCTTCATCGTTGACCCCGTAACGTCAGTGCCGTTTATGCGAGGCCAAAACCAGAAGTTGACTGTGCTGCTAGATGTTGATGCAATCTGCGCGGAAAAGCTAATCATGTATTGACCCGCTTCCTCAAAGACAATGCGACTTGCAGGCGTGCCGTTTGTGATCCCATCGGCAATGCTAGAGGTGTACGTTAAAGAGTACGCTGTGTTTATAGCTGCTGCTGTCTGGTCTGCCGTCACTGCGCCAGCGTATTGGCCATCCTCCAAGACGATCTGCACAAACTCGTTATTCTTAGACACGACTGGATAGCCGTTTACCTCATCCCATAAGATGATGCCGTTATCAGACGGGTTATCGTCGGCAGTCTTAAAGCCTAACTTAGACAAGTTGAGCGACAAATACTGCGTAAGCTGTCTGCCCCACTGATCAAGGCTTGCTCCGATAACTGGCAGCGTTGGGATCGGCATTACCGTTTACCCCCTTGCTGCGCATCGACACGAACAATGCCAAGTCTAAACTCTGAGCCGTCATCTGGCTCCACGCGCATCTTGAACTGGCGACCAGCGAAGCGCAATCCTGTCGGCGTTGCTGGGTTGAATGGGCCATGCTCTGTTTCAGCACTATTCGGGTAAAAACGCGTCTTAAACTTTAGTTGCACGTCACCCTTTGTGCGTTCGTCGGCGATCATTTGCGTAACGTGCAGGATGTTGTCGCCGTTACCAAGTTGTATTGGGCCAGTTTCAGCAAACATATTCGTAGCGCCCGTACCAGAAACTTCGTGCTGATACACGTCTGTGCTGTCTAGCAAGAACGGATGACGGAATACGCCGCGCGGCGCTCCCGCAGTGCGAGACAGCGACCCAATATGCCAATGGTTTTCTTTAAAGTCGTATGCAACGTACTTGTCGATCTCGCCAGTGTCGGACTGAGCTTCAGACTGATAGAACCACCAGACTTCGCCAAACTCTGAGTTGTTCCACGCCCAAGTTTTGGATTTATTTCGATCCTGTATCTCGCCAAACACATGGTCAAACACGTCACATGGCACTTCTTGGACAATGTTACCGTCAAAGCGGAAGAAGCCGCGCTGACCCATCCAGAACACGCCTGCGTCTGTGTCAACGGCGGCTGCGCGAGATATTGCACCACATGCTGTGCCGACACGCTGGAAGCCATAAACGAAGGGAGGGCCACTATATCGCGCAGAGTGCGCATCAATGTCAGTCAGTATTAGCACCTGACCGCGAGTACGAATGCCCTGCATGATTTGGCCAGCAGTCTGCAGCTCTATGTCGCCAGCTTGGTTTGTCGCCGCCGCAGTCCATGAGGTGTTATCTTCAATGTCACACCACTGCACCTTGCGTGGGTTGTTACCTGCGCCTAATGCAAAGATTGTGCGCTCCTCTGTCACGACTAGGCCAAGGTTGCCTGTCGGAGCGTTAGAGATTTGCGCTGCCGCAGTGGATGTGTTGAGCTGCCACTCGTACATCTTACCATCTGCGTATGATACGGCGACAAGGTACTCGCCCCAGTTGTCTAGCGACCAAGTGTTGGCCTCTGAGTAAGAGCCAAACGCAGATCGCTCTGTGCCATACGTGCCATCGCCGTATGCGCCATAGCCATAACCCGTTTCAATGGTGCTATGCTCATCACCCGCCGTAAGACCAGTTGGCGTGA